GTGAAATATACACTAGATTTGCATAGTGTATAACTTTTAAAATTAAATTTTTAATATAAAATAAATTTTAAATTAAATCCTAAGGGATATAAAATGCCTGTTCTATCGGATTTACCGAGTGCTGAACAAGCGAAAATTATAGAACTATACACGCGTAATATTATTCAACCACGTGAACTTATGCGCATTAATAATTCAATTAAAATACCATACTATTTAAATGATAGTGAAATCACTCAACTTGAAAAAATCTTTAACAGATACGTTGTGTTGGATAATGGCTCGATTAAAAAGAACAATAAAACATTTCCACGGAAATTGTTAAGATCAAGTCATCCAATTGCTGCAAGTTTGAATTATTTCGCTAACAATGAAGCTTATAACGAAGCTTCAACTTATCAACGATTTATCGACATTGGAAGTGATATTCGACGTGGTAAAGACGCTTATCATTGTTGTAATTTAGTTGATACCGCCCGTGATGCAAATCGCTATATTTCACAGTCTAATTCTCTCCATAGTGAGCTAGGAAATAACATCGAGGATAATCTCGTTAACGGAGCATCAAATAAGATCAACATGTGCTTTAAGGGCGCACAAAATTGTAAGGTTAAAGCAAAATGTGCGATTTCAGTTAATTCATTATATGATGTTGAAATATCATCAATACCTAAAATTTTCATTAATCATAATATAGATATATTGATTGCTTATATGTTTTTACCTTTAGAACTGCTAGATTACGATGTGGGTAAGTGTCATTCAGGCGATTTTTACAAAGTTGTGGCAAAGAATGGCTTGATGCACTTCAAATTTCGTGATGATTATTCTTTTATATACACACATTCGATTAGCAATTGGGTTAAATATCTTAAAACAACACTAATAAAATCAAACAATTTTGATATTGTTATAGAAATTCAGAGATCGTATGGACCATTGCACAAATTGGTGTTTCGTAAAGTCCCAGTTTATGAGCGTACTATTGCACCAATGCGTTGCATACCGTTTGGCGAGTATAACAAGTTTATTAAGGTTCCAAATATGCGTTATGTGGTAGCACGTGATTTTAAAGCTAAGTTTGAAGATATACCAATGCTAGTTGTTGCCAAACCATTAGCCACCAATTTATATAAGTTTGTCACTAAAGCACCTGATGGGCCTTTTTGTTACGAACGGGGCGCATCTTACCTTCATGGAATGTCATCTCGTATAACTATTGGAAAAACGGTAGTAGTAGAAGAATCGAATTTACCACCTGTTGATTACGATGATGTGCTTTTTTCAATAATGTTTCTATCAGCAATTGCAAGATTAAGAAGGACACAAGCTTTTGGAAAGTGCATGAAGAATGTTGATAAGTCATTTGCTTATGAAATCGGCTGTGAATCAAAATTTAAGAATTTCTATAATGCATGCAATTTTGCCAAAGATGGTTTTTATGAATGGTTCAAAAGTTTCTTTTATACAAAAGATGAACAAGAAATTCGTTATAATTATAATGAATCAAACTCAACTGATTTCATGATGTTTACGTTTGATTTCTTTGAAGATCTTGATTGTAACGATGTAGTAGACGCTCGTAGTTGCCCTTTAGTGCGCACGGTTGATAATATTCACAACAAATATTTCGGTGAGAGATTGATTAAACTTGATGTCGAAAAAGCTAATGACACTGATTGTGATCGCGAAAGCGATACATATCATGACATTGATGATAATTTGAATGATTTCATTGATGATTATGCTACTGATATTGAATTTATCACTAATGATAAGGAAAATAAATGTGAAGATCTTGCTTCTATTAAATCTAATTGCGCGACTGATGATGGGCAAACAATCTGTGAAAATAACAGCGTATTGGAGGTTTGTGAAAATGATCAGGTACATGATAGGTATAACGACCGTAACATTAACATTAATCATGAAAATGACAATATTTCAAGTTGTGATGAGATTGAATATGTATCAGATTACGTTTACAATGCAGGATCAGAAATTATTAATGAACTCGTAAAAGATTTAATGATTCAAGCAGATTTAATGAAAAACAATGAAGATCGGTACAATTTTGCAAGAAAGGAAGAAAAAGAAAACATTTCTAAGTTTAGATCACGTGGTCAAGCAAAGATTCACGAGATAATGGATAAATATTTTCAAGGCAAGAAGTTCGATAAAATATCGGAGATTTCAATTGCACCTGGTTTTTTTGGGTCCATTTTAGCAAAACAAGCAAAGAAAATTATAGGTTATCATTACACTGGAGCTAATGCAATTAATATGAAAGATTGCAACAAACGTTATTATAATAATATTCATAATTACAAATCATTGTCTGAATTGAGAATTTCATTGTTTGGTGAGAAGAGCGATATTATTGTTTGTGACATTGGTGATGAGTGCCATCAAGATTTGGTTGAACAACAGTTTTCGTTATGTAATTGTTTACAAAATGGAGGTAACATGATAGTTAAGTCCTGGGTTGATTTTGATGTTCGAAAGTATGATAATGTTTTCAAAAAGTTCGCTCAAGTTGATTTTTATAAACCAATTTCATCTTTTTCATTGAATAAAGAGTTTTATATTATAGCAAGAAATTACAATGCTAAAAATAATAAAGATCATAAAGCATGGCGCATGGAACTTTATGTTATTTGTAAACGCATCATAGAAATGCATAAATTGTATTTAAGTTCTGAGATTGTCAATAATCACGTTACTGCCGCACCCGAAATAGAATTTGAAACTGTTAGAGTGACACTTAGTGAAAAGAATGCTAGGAAATTTGTTGAAGATTATAGTTGTGAAGATCCGGATGATGTTTTTTACGACTTAAATAAGAAAGCTTACAAAGAACTCTCTAAAATTAATATGGATGATGAAACTATTGAATTGTTTGTTCATAACGCAGTTTTTGGTTCTGGCAAATCCGTTTATATTAAGAACAATGCTCGTAAAGCAAAAACAAAGTTTAATGATTTGATCATTGTTCCAACTAAAGCATTGAAGGTTCATTACCGTAATTTAGGATATAATTGTGATACTTTTACGACTGGTTTAATAAGTAAGGGTAATTATGATAATGTGTATTGTGACGAGTGCTTTTTATTACCAAAACATTATTTCTTTTACTTTGCTAAACTGAACAAGTATAAAAATTTATATCTTTTCGGTGATCATAAACAGATTTGCAACATAGATTTTAACAGAGTTGGTTACAACATTAATGACTGTATACCGTCATCAGGCTATCAAAATAATATTTCGAAACGTGTGCCACAGGATGTTTGTAATGTGTTGCGTGCTCATAACGTTGACTGTGTTACAACGAATAAACAACGTTTATCAATTTTCTTTGAGGATAAGATTCATCGTCTTCTTAGTTACGTTGGTGAAGGTGTTAAAATTATGACTTTGCGACAAAGTGTTAAAGATATTTACATCAAACACCATGAGTTGCATGAAACTAAAACTATACACGAACGGCAAGGTGGTAATTACCCTATAGTTGTTTGGATGATTGAACCGGGTGACGACATGACAAATTTTGTAGAGCATTTGCGAGTAGCTATGACAAGACACACAAACGCGCTCGTCATTTACGGACAAGATAATTATAGACTCGTGCAGAGTAATATTTATAATACGCCATTAGAAACTATCTCCGAGCGTATAGTTGTGCCCATTATAGATTGTGATATTTACGATGATACGGAATTACATTTAACCAAATTAGAAGATAGACCTTTCTTCAATAAAAAGACTATAAGTGCGACTGAAATGTTGTCAAAGATTGATAAAGTCATTAACGTTTATGGTACTGGCGTTTATTTTAATGCGCTCAGAAAATTAGATTTGCCGAGTGTTTATCAAGGCACAGCTAAGTTGAATATGAATGTTTTTTCAAAACTTGATCGTAACATTAGAGGTAAATCACTGTTACCCTATAATACTTGTCGTGTTTATGATTCTCGTGACTCGCTAGAAACAGTTCGCACATTAATCGGGCGTTATGGAATTAAAACTGAAATGATTGAACATTTCAATAAAAGTAAAAATGTTGAATGTTTAATTGAAGGCTTAAATAAGTTTTTGAAGTTTCCTCGTGGTAGTGAACAGTATCGCACTCATTTTATGTTTGAACACGAAGATATGTGTAAACATTTTTTCGAGTATTTAAAAGCGTTAGACAAGAAATCTTTAGCGAGTGATGAGCTTGATAAAAATTTAGATGAGTTCATGCATGTTAATGGCCCAGCAATGATTACTTTTTTTATGAAAAAACAAAATAAATTTGATTCGACTAACGAATTTTACTCTAGATTAAAGTTTGGACAAGGTGTGAACGCTTGGCATAAATTAATGAATGTCGTTTATGCGTGTTTTGCTAGAAGTTTTTCACAAAAACTAAAAAGTTTTTTGAAGCCAAACGTTTTTTATCAAAATGGAGATTCTGATCTCAAGCTTGGTAATAATGCAAGCTTTCATATAAATAATTATTATACTAAATATGATAAATATCCAATGCAAGTAGATAATGATTTCACCGAGTATGACGCTTCTCAAAATTCTTCAACAATAGAATTTGAAACATTAATACTCGAGGATCTAGGCGTAGTTAGTGAAGTCATAGAGTTATATCAAGAACGCAGGTCTAAATGGAAAACTTACTATCCTGGTTATGCATCTTTTGAGGGCGTTGAAAAGAAACATTCTGGCGAACCTTTTACGATAGATTTTAACACATCATTAAATATGGCTATATGTGGATACATATATGATTTTGATGATCTAGTCGTTGCACAATTCAAAGGTGATGATTCAAATATAATGGCCAATTTCGTTAAGTACACTGATAAAGGTAAAGAGTTTCTGGAAAGGCTTGGTTTCAAGACAAAAATGGTCTCAAAAGATGTTAGTGAATTCACAGGGTTGATACAAACGAGGAATGGACCATATCCAGATCTCATACGAAGATTGATTAAAGCATTTTCTAAAGTTTTTAAGGATGAGGAAGCGTTTGAAGAGTTTAAGTTGTCTGTTCATGATTGTGTCACCATGATTGATAATAGGTTCCAACAAGTCGAGGGTCGTGAACGTCTAGCGTATTATTATAATGAAATCCTTTTATCTAGAAATGAAAATTCAGAACTCTTTTCAGCTTCAGATATCGAAGATATTGAAGATTTCATGTTCAATTTCCAAAATTATAGTTATAATGATTTGGTTGAATATGCTAAAGATACCGTAACAATATCATCTGATGCACCAACTAACAAGTGTGCTCTTTTAATAACATAATTAAGCACTTTTGTTTAATAAATATTTCAATTTTTATATATATAAATTTAATTTAATATCAGTTAATCATCATTTAACATAAGCAATATTAGTTAGCTTGTTTCATACAGATCATTTAATCATTTAGTTAGCATTTAAAGTAACATAGATTTTTATTTCACTTATCTTATTAATATTATTCACTTAAAATGGCTGAGAAGACTCAAACATCACAAAATACAAGCGGATCACTTTTAAGTGGAGGACCATTAGCTGTTGAAAACACTTCCATTGTTCAGAATAAAGGTGTTAGATTTGATGTCGGGAAGAATGCTTCTATTTCAACATTTCAACCATCAGTTTTAACTAGTTTCTTGAAATATCCCACTATTTTATATGAAGGTACCGTCAGTTCTACAACACCTATCGGTGCAAATATTTATGCTACTCCAGTTTCACCTTCATTGCTTAAATCAACATCACTTTCCAGGATTGCCAATTTTGCTACAAATTTTAGGCAGTGGAACGGTTCTATGACAGCGCGTTTGATCTTCACTAAACCAATTTTTGTTCAAACTAAAGTGATTGCTGCGTATATACCGGGTGCAAGTGAATCGGAGGTTGATACAATATCAATAGCAGATATGTACGGTGCACAATATCATTGCGTCATGAATCCAGATAATGATAACGAATTATCTTTCAAAATTCCATTCATTAGTGGTCGAAATTGGTTGCCAATGACTGTATCATCAGGATTATTTTTGGTCAAACTTTTTCAACCTTTAGTCGCATCCCAACCAACGAATGTTGCTAATGTCACAGTACCATTTACAATAACAATATCTAGCAATTCTGATATGAGTGATGAAGCGAAATTAGCACCTTTAGATTTCCGTTATCTTGTAGCACCAACATATCAAAACCAGATCATTAAACGTGATTTCCAAGAAATTATAATAAATTCCATATCACCGCAAATCAAATCAGCTAATACAAACAAGTATTCAGCTATTGTTCCTAGAAATCAGTTTGAATCAAATCGCGCCAAGAGCATGGTTTTATTACCAGTTAGTAAACTTGGAGATTATCAAAAACAAATTTATGATTTAAAGAATGAATCTGAAACTTACGCTGGTGATTTTCGTAAGAGTCCATGTTCGTTGGATTCAACGCAAGATTTGTTGTTCACTGATGCATCTGGTTTTTATTTGACACCTCTTGATTACTCTTCTTTCACTGGGCATGAACTTTTACTTTATCCGGACGTTCCCTTGGACAGTATGACTATCGATTACAAATTTGCGACTAGCGAATCATACGGTTTTTCTGTTGCAAATGAAGATTTTAGATTACTTATAAACACCCATTTAGCGACAGCGCCGGTCGGAAAGTATTATAGCAGTTTGTTAGCTTTTTCAGCAGTTGGCGTTGATGCTAGTATAGCTTGCAAACGCACTCTTACAGTAGAGGTTGCTCATTTAGATGATGGCACCTATAATTACTTGATTATTGGTACTGATCGTGGACCTATCGAAGGTAGAACTGCGATAGATTTCACTAAAAATTTTTGTTGTCGTTTTAGCACGTTTAAACCAGGCGATTCAAATTATACCAATGAATTGCAAGATATGAAATCATTATTCAGTGCTGATAAGTACGAGTACGCTAATACACATGCTATGTTTTACTCATCAGTCAGTAAAGAAGATACGCAAATTGATGTTAGCAAATCCAACTATACCAATTTAACTCCTGTATCTCAAGATCTTATGTCTGCTTCTTTTTCAGATAGAGCAATTACATCTGCTGAGTTATTATCTGAAGATGATAGTGGCTTTGAAGAACGAATTAATTTTGTGACCTTGCTGATGAGTTTAAAAGTCGGTGCTGACTTCATTGCTAAAGCTTCTAGAGTAACTTCCAACGTTCTATCTTATCTCATACCAATTCTGAAAATTAATGGTCGTGCAGTTGGGCCCAACCAAACAATTGTATTAGATTTAACAGGATCGGATGCGGTTTATTTAGAACGTAGCAGTGATCGAAGAACAATAAACGAACATCCAGAGGTGAATAATCCGAATATTATTGTTGTTTAATAAATATATCAATAACCATAATTTAAAAAATGCGATCACCTTTAATAATAACTTTTTGCAAACCATCATATCGCAGAATCGATAATTTTATTTATAATTTTTCTTCAAAACTTTCTTCCACTTTATTTGGTTCAGAGAATTCAGTCTATCATTGCGTCTTAACTCGCGATCTTAAATTCCCTAGTTACGCTAATCAAGAAATTATTGTTTTGTTTGATTTGTTTTCAAAGATAACTTTAACCGATCAATTTGAATTAGATTTTATTCATAAAATTTCATACGCAACTCCGCATATTGCACACATTAATAAAAACGGTGTTGCAACCTATCTTATACCAAAAATTATTATTGTTGTTACACACAATCCTCGCCCATTTTGCATATCAAATACACACATTTTTCACAATTGCCTTGATCATTTGTATTTCATAATCGAAGACGAAATAAGATATCTCAGAGATATTAAAAATCATTTATTGAATAGATATCAAAGAGATAAAATTGAATTTAACGATCATTTCGATAACCCTTTCACATATTTTCCTAACGATCACATTGAAGTTAGAAGAGCACCAGTTGTCTCTAGATTAGTAGAACATGCAACAAACCTCTACTTTCAGGCAAACGCCGATCAGTTGTCTGTTAGTTGGCGCAGCTAAAATAGGAAAGTCACACTTTGTTATTAAGTTGACTAAAGCAATTAATGATAAATTGTTTAAGGTTAAATTTCATACACATTGCATGACATCAACAACAAAACATTTAGATGGATACATACAACAGCCTATTTTTGTTTTAGATGATCATTACAAAATGTGCGACGGTAAGCAAGAGATTGATGCATCTATAGTATTCAATTGTGTTTCATGCACAACTTATTATCCTTCATTTGCTTGTATAGAAAATAAAGGTTTGACATTTAATTCTAAATTTGTTATAATAACGTCAAATTACGGTTATCCAGTGACATGTTATTTGTCTTCCGCTCTTCATAGAAGACACAAACACCATGTCATACTAATTAAAAATAGTGATGTTTATGACAGTGATTTTAATCATTTAAACATTTTTTACACTAAAGAAATAATTGATCCTTGGCAAGGTGCTTATACTTTTCCGTACTCTCAAGAACACGATGTTCCATTTACGATGAATGAATTTAATCGTTCTTTCCCTTTTCGCAATAGATACCGCAAGATTACTTTTGATACATTAATTCAAATACTTATTGATGATTATTTACATGAAAAGAAAATCTTCGAGGATGTAGTTAATAAATAAATCAAATTTCATATTATATTTCACACATTAAAAATGTCTAACATTTTATTAATTCAAGCTAAAGATAAATTAAATACTTTTTGTAGTAACAATAATCTTAAACCACCAGTTCATGGGCATGTCTGGCATTTTAAGAAACGAATTCCCAAAATTCTTATCGGACGCGTTTATTTTTATGGACGTAATTGGCCTTCTGACGACCGCGATTGTTGTATACGTTTATGCAATAAAGTCGTTCAAATGCTTAACGATCCAGAGTTTCTTTCAAAACATGTTGAACAGCTTTCAGCTAATTTTTTCGATTTTAATTCCGTTGTTGACCTTACAGATAATGATGACATTATTGTCAAACTTACTCACGGTTCAATAGCAACTTTTACTTTATAATTCCATTTTTCATTAGATAGTTAGTAACTAGAGCTACTTTTGATATTTATTTCCTTATTTTACTATTAGTTACATAGATAAAAAAAAAAAAA